CCTTCTAAAATATTTATTTGCTCTAACTTTTTTAATTTTTGTTCCATAACAGAAATTTGTGTTACAAGGCTGTTAATGTCTTCTTCGTAAGAAACAGATGCTTGTGCCTCTAAGTTTTCAATTCTATTAACATAGGTTGCTCCTTGATAGCCAAAGCCAGCAAGCGTTGTAACAATACCAACAAGCGCTATAAGTTGCGTTGTTTTACTTTGTAACCAATCCATATAGATCTCCTAAAATGTTGGCTGCATTTCTTTTAGTTTAGTAAGGGTATTAATATTAGTACCCGCTAATTGATAAAACGCAGCTGTGTTATCTTGAATAGTATTAGTAGTATAAATGCTTTTGGGTTCATACCAAACTTCTTTTTCTGGCAAACTAACTAACCTATAACTATTAAATCCAGGAACAAAACCCATTACAGCTATAATAGAATTTTCAGATCCATACTCTCCCGTCTCTTCTTGTTGCGCTTGTACTTCTTCTTGTGCATTTTGTAAGTTCTCTGCAATTATATTTTCTACTGTTGTGTCTGTATTAGAATCAGTGTTAACAGAGTTAACTGATATGTTTAGACTGTCTTGATTCGATACCGTTGTTACATTAGCGACTGTTACTTCAGTTGTTACTGTTTCTGTTTCTACAGTTGTTGAGCTAAAAGAGGTATCTGCTACAGACATGCTGCTCATATCAAGAACTTGGTTGGTTTGAGCTGTAGATGATGCAAACTGATCTGACATACTAGGAGAACTACTAGTGCTAATACCAGAGTTAGAAGAACTTATCGCGTTACCAGCTGCAGCGCTATTGCCCGTAGCATGAACAGATGTGCCTGCAGTTGTACCACTAACACTAGCTTGAGCTGTGCTTAGAGTAGACGAGACAACGTTCAGTGCCATTTCTCTACTTATTGAACTCTTACCTCCCACTGAAACTACAATTTTTTCTTCTTGTAATTCTTCGACTCTTTCCTCTTCAGCTTCAGCAAGGCGTTCTTCTTCCATCTCTTCACGCATCTCCTCTATATCTTCAAAGACTTCTTCTACAACTTCTTCCTCGAAGACCTCCTCAATAAATTCTTCTTCCGGCTCTTCTGCATACGCAAGTTCTTCTTCCATCTCTGTCTCTTCCTCAAACCACTCCTCCCTTTCTTCAATAAATGTTTCTTGAAACACAAATTCTTCAACCATTAAATCTTCTGTCGGCATAAATACTTCTTCTTCGTGCATAACTTCAAAAGGTTCTACAAATTGTTCATATTCTTGTACAGGTTCAAAGCTTGTTTGTTCTTGAAAAACAAATTCAGGCTCTTCAAAAGTATCATACTCAGGTTCAAACGTCTGCTCTTCAAAGACTTCTGGCTCTTGATAAGTATCATACGTGTCATACTCTTCTTGATAACCATAATCTATTGTGTCTTCTTGGTAACCATAATCAGCTGTATCTTCTTCAAAGTATGCAACTGATTCTTCTTGTCGATAGCCTTGACAAAAGGGTCCGTACTGTGGGTCAAGATCACATTGATAATCATCGTAAGCTTCCCAATAACCGGCACAGCTGGTATCATTTAAAGGATTGCTGCAATCAACCACCTCTCCCACAAAAATAGACCCACCATTTTCTAGGGTTTGATTTTCGCCTATATCATTCCAATCTTGATTAACACAAGTGGTTGAATTAATCACACCTGTATTACATTCATCGTGAAAGTAATAAGTTTCCAGTTCTTGTTCGTTACCCTGTATGCCTATAAAAACATCATGGTCTTTAATATCTAACTGCCCATAGATAGCTTCATAAGTATTATTAGGATATAACCAAAGCTCGAAAGTGTTTTTAGAATCTCTATAGTATTCCCACATTTCATACCAACCAAAGATAATTTTATCATCAAAACTTTTGGCTAACATCGAAGAGTTCTCACCCATAATAAGGTCAGTCCAAAAAGGATACATCGTATAGTTAGTGTTGGGAGATGGGCTGGGGTTGTATTGCGTGCAGTTTTTTTCCCATGTGTCGGCTGTTGATAATGAGCCTAAAATTAAACAACCATTACTAGCCATGTAACCTTGGTTAAAAGTTTCGCCAAAAAAATTAAAGTCAAAGCCAAAGTTAAACACTTGAGATGTGCCGTCATCACTGGCTGACATATCAGTGGCGTTATCTAACCGCAAATCCCAAAGTTGATTGTTGGATGTAACTGTAGTGGTTACTTGACTAAAAAGACTAACGCTTAAGAGACACGCTGTTACTTTAAGCCAGCGATACATTCTTTTCTCAATTGATGATTAGAATGCCAGACTTTTTTACAATGTTTAACCTTTTCTTTGTACCACACTTTGTAGTCAGGTCGGTCTTGTTTGTTTTCTTCCCAAGCAACTGTAGCTTCTTTACCTATTTTACCTTGATAAGGACACGGTGTGCCCGCCATTTCCATTGCAACAAATACTCTAGAGTCTTCACACAACAATGATATAGAAGCCACTTTCATACCCATATCATAAAGGTATTTAGATAGCTTCAATCTTTCGCAGTTTTGATCTCTTACGGTTTTACCACCAGAAAAACCAAATACTTGACCTTGAAACGCGCCCGATCTACCCACAGTACATAAGTCCTGTGAATAAGACATTATAGATGGAGCAATAGCAGAAGCAGGCGGCGCTTCTGATTTTACATTTTGGTTGATTGTTTGAGTTGAGTTCGACTCATTAATGTTTCTGTTCGTGTTGTCAGATTTTGAGTTGTTCTCATTAACATTCCTATTATCCGTTGTAACATTTGAATCCGACGTCGATTTATTAATATTCGTATTGTTAGAAGTGTTCGTGTTAGTGTTGTTAGAAGTGCTCGTATTGTTGACATTTTGATTTACCGTAGAATTAACAGTTGAGTTAGAAGTCGAAGTCGAAGTATTAACATTGTTGTTTGTATTGGTGTTATTAGAAGTCGACGTACTATTGTTAGTGTTATTGTTGGTGTTTGTTGCTGTATTAATGTTTGTATTTTGATTAGTACTAACATTAGTATTTGTATTTACATTAGTATTTGTATTTACGTTGGTATTACTATTGGTATTGTTGTTGGTGTTAGTATTAGTATTGGTGTTATTTGTGGTGGTATTGTTAGTAGTATCCAAACTATTTTGCTCGCAATACTGAGAGCCAGCAGTACAGTTACCTGTCTGATCCCCATAAGAATTAAAAGAGAATATCAATCCTAAAGCTAGAAGTGCACGTTTGTTCATAAGTTTTTATTAACATTTCCAACGTTTTCTAGCCTGCCTTAGCCTTGAGTTTGGGTTTTTTGCAGCTTTAGGAAATTTCTTCATCTGCCCTGCAGATCTAGCGCAATAAGACTTACGTCTTTTAGCAGCTTTGCTTCCCTTTTTAACTTTTCCTGTTACTGCGGTTTTAAGTTTAGATCCAGGATTTGCTCTGCGATGAGCAGCAACGCCCTTCGCAGTCATACCTGCACCCGCTTTTGTTTTCCGGTAGTTGGCGCCTTTACCCTTTGTTGTTTTTGGTATTGGGTTTTCTTTTTTGCGGGCCACGTTTCTTCCTTACTGGTTGTTTTAAATTCTTCTTAAACAGCTTTGCATAAGCTTTTTTCACCTTATCCAAAAACTTTTCAATATATTCTATATACATAATTATACTCATTAATAAAAGAGCTAAGACAATAGTATAGCAAATTACAGTTATTTTCGTCTCCTAGTAGTCTTTTTTTTAGCCATTGTTCTGACTCTTGTAGGTTTACCCCCTACACCTTGAGCTTTAGCGCGTTTGCGTTTAACTGCACTTCTTTTTTGTGCAGCTGTCATGCTAGCTGCTTTAGACTTAGGAACACATTTAGGATAACCTTTTTTCTTAGTAGAAGCTTTTTTTCTACCACAGGGTGCGTGTCCACCACCTTTTTTCTTTCTTCCTATATCAACCCAGTCTTCTTTAAACCATTTTGTTAAGCCGCCTTTGGGTTTAGCACTAGCCATTACTTGTACTTCCCGCCCCTAGCTTTATAGGTTTTAGTTAACCAACCAGATGCATAAGCGGACGGCCAAACTTTATATTTTCTTTTAGCCTCTGCTTTTACTCTTGCATACAGTTTTTTATTTGTAGGTGTCGCCATTATGCTCTCCTTGCTGTTCGCGTTCTTTTAAAAGAACGATTTGATTTCTTTTTTTCCATTCTAATATTTTTAGGGTTATTGTTCAAAGGGTTGTTGTCTTTGTGTGCAACGTCTTTACCATCGCCTTTTTTAGCTTTGCCTTTAGCTATCATTAAACGGCGTGCTTTATTACGAGCTGCTCTACGTTTTTTTTGCGCAGCTGTACCTTGGTATCTGTCGTATTCTTTACGGTAGTTTCTTTTGGCCATTACTTGCCAGTTTTAGCTTGAGCCTTTTTGTGTGCTTGTCGCATGGTATCACCCATAAGCATGCGTCTTTTCATAAAAGCCATGTGCTTTGCATTGTGATGTTTGCTGTGTCTTTTTAGGGATGCCTCTTGGCGTTTAGTAATGCCTTTCTTTTTAACCTGTTGTGAGGGTCTTTTAACTTTCTTAGGCATTATTTTTTAGGTTTTTTAGGTTTATAAACAATGTTGTCTAGTTTTTCTGATATTTCAGATTCGCTCATAATAGTAAATCCATCAGTAGAAAGCTCTTGATTTGGTACATTAGGTTGCATTTTAGTCTCTTCAACTTTCATGTCTCCTACTTTACCGGGTTTCTTTGGTCCTGGTGTTCTAGACGCCATCTGTTTTCTCCTGTGCAATTAAAAAATCAACTAACTTTATTTTATCATTAATCTCAACTAATTTACCAACCAGTTGATCTAAGTACTCTGTAAAGTTAATGTGCTCTGGTATTGAAGTAGCGTTTGAAGTAAGGACTTCTAAGTCTAAACTGACCTGGGCCCGTTGTCCTTCAAGCGTTGCTTTATAAGCTATGTAGATAGATCCTTTATCCATGTATCTCTTCTTAGAAGTGTTCTATTACTCCATCTTCCACGGCTAGTAGCCGTATGAAGATTTCTTTTTACCTTTTTTAGCTGGCTTTTTCTTTTTAGCAGGCTTCTTTTTGTACATTCCTTTCATACCCATTTGATTTATACCTCCGCATTTCATAACTTATAATACCTTAGCTAGGCTCAGTTGGCCAGACTACGTTATCAATATTTGTTACTGATAAGTTAGTAGCCGGCACATTTCGTAACGCCTGTCTGTATGTTGCCCACTCTGCTTTCTTTTCTGTTGTGAAAGGGCTATCAGAGCTTTGCGTCCAATCACATTCTGCTAATAAAAAGTCTCTAGTCCTTCTAACTTTAGGCCAAAAGTCTGGCGTATAACTTACTGCAACCCCATCAACAATCTTCTGTGTTGCTCTATCAAAGTCCCCCTCAATAATACTGTCGCCTTCGTTTAATAATATATCATCTACACTATTAACAAAAGTTTGTCCTTGTGTATGAATAATCCCTGTAGCGGTATTATAGATTGAATAGTTTTTCATAATTAAGTTGTATTATCTATGTATACATACATACTTTGATATGTACTGTTATGTACGGACCCCGATACATTAAAATTCATTCGCCAATAAACTGTTTCTTGTGAGCTAGACATACCGGTAAGTGTGCCCTGCCACATAAATGCGTATGTTCTAAATACTCCCGCATCTGCCTCTACTACTGGTGATAAAGATACCCAAGTAGACCCGTTAAAACTATATTGAAGGGTGCCATTTCTTACGTCTCCCAAAACAGCACTGTATAAAACCTGATATGTTGCGCCATTTCTTACATTGTTTACTGTAATAGGTAGGTAAACGGCTTCAACACTGTTTATTACATCGCCTGGATAGCTTCCATTATACTGACTAGCACTATTGTAAACAGCTAAAGGTACTGTGCCTCCTGTTTGATTAAAAATGTCAGCACTTACATTATCAAAATGTTTTACATTTAAGGTGTCTACATCTATCTCTGTAGCTGTAATAGTACCGGCAGCTATTTCGCCCGCAGTAATAGTGTTACCAGCAATTTGAGTGGCAGTAATAGTATCGGTGGCTATTTGAGTGGCTGTAATAGTATTAGCATCTATTTGAGTAGCCGTAATAGTATTTGCTGTAATTTTTCCACCGTCTAAACTACCAATTTTTGCGTCTAAAATAGCACCATCTTTAATTCGCGCTTGGTCTATGTAAACCACACCACCATCAACAATAAACGGTGCTATACCAGAGGACCCATTCCAAATAGCAAACTTATCTGAGGTAAATTGAACCGCCGATCCTGAACCGGCTCCTGAAGCATTTGCCTCTAGAACCATTCCAGACACAGAACCATTTGCCTCTACTTTTAATACATAAGCAGCGTTGGCGTCGTTTTGCAAGTTCGTAGTTGCTGTTTGTAAGGTAGTAATGCTTGCACTGTTAGTTCCTGTGCTGGATTGTAGTGCGGTAATTGAAGTAGATAAAGCACTGTCTGCATTTGCTCTTGTTGTTGCCTCAGAAGATATAGCAGCGGTATTACTATTAACCGTAGACGTTAAACTACTTAAAGAACTAGCAGTAGAACTTTGTGCATTTGTAACAGTAACAATATCTAATTGAGCAGTAGCCATAGCCGCAGTTAAAGTACCGCCAGTAAAACTTGTAGCACCAAATACATTAACTAACGTTGCGTCACGCCCTGCTACCCAAGCAGTGTTTGCTGTATTCCTTGTGTATATTTGACCATCGTCTGTATCAAACCAGATATCATTGGGTTGTAAAGCATCACCATTTTCTCTTGTACTAGGTTCGCTAGAACTTTTAATAATAGTCGCTGCTGTTGTACTTGTAGCTAATAAATTGTACCCCGGTAAGTCTGCTAGGGTTTCGCTAAGGGCGGCCATTGTAGCGGCTATGTTTTCAATAGTTGTAGCACTAGCCATGTTTGACCAAGGCCCTGGAGTGTTAGAAGTGCTTACAAATCTTACCCAATGATAATACTATTACAGCCACTCAAATAGCCACCGATACTA